AAGAACGTACAGTCAGCTGCTCCACGAATACAAGGTGATAAAATTATTATTGATATGATTACTCGTGACTTACGTAACAATGGCCCGATCAAGAAGTCTTTAAGGAAATAAAGAATGGCAACTTATCCAACTGATGCAATAGCCCCAATTACAGCTTTTCCTGTAACTAGTACTGTAACTTTTAGTTCTACAGGAGCTGTTGCAACTGATTTTAATTTAGCTACTTCTGTAGCGCATGCGGGTGAGGTAGCTGCTTTTATAGACGGTGTTCTGCAACAAACTACAGCTTATTCTATCTCAAACGCAGGAGCAACAGCTAGTTTTTTTGACCCTCCTAATGCTTCAAATTTAACGCTACAAACTGTCTCCGTACCTCCAGTACTTAAACAGCTTAGATCTACTTATTCATCTTTAGCAGCTGAGTTTTCAAACTCTGCAGCAACAGTTATAAACGGTAATTCTTACTTAATAAATGCGCATCAAACTTCTTTTGCACTCCCTGCTACAGCAAACATTGTGTCGTCGAGTGACTTACAAGTATTTTTATCCGGTGTGTATCAAAATCCTGACGCTTACACTTATCCCTCAGTTGCTTTGGGAGTAAATGGGATTGATATTTCTGATAATGTTGCTACAAAACTACTCACAAATTTCTTTGATACTCTTACTGATGAATCAGATTCAGCTCATACTGTAACCTTTGTAGGTGGTACGGCTACTTTCTCTGCTTTTGGGGGTGACAGGTTTGTTACCTTAGATGGAACAGATGACTATCTACAAATACCATCAAGTGATGATTTTAATACCAATGACCGTTCTTTTACTTTAGATATGTGGATTCGCCCAGATACTGGTACTTCTATGACTGCAAATCAAACTCTATTTGCTCGTCATGGAGATGCTACAAACAACTATAATCTTCGTTTAGTAGGTGCAAATTCAAATGTAGGATTTGTAATTAATCGTGCAGGGGGAGTTACAGAACTTTACGGTGGTAATGCTAATGGTGGTTCTAATTACCATGTAGCAGTATCATATGATGCGACAACAGACAATATAAGACTATATGTGAATAATGTAAAGGTAGCACACACAGGCTATGTAGCAGCGACAGCTACTGGTGGTAATGTTTCTATAGGCGCAAACTCTAATACCACAACTACAGGAGAGTTCTTCAATGGGAGTATATCTTTTGCTCGTTTGGCTCACGTAGCAAGATATAGAACTGAAACTATTGAGCCTATTACATCTTCTAACGCCCTTACAGTTCAATCTGGAGCTCCTCTCGGATCTGAAACAGCTGCAGACACTCTTACTATTAGATCTTTTACAGCAGCTGTAGAAACTAGTGACCGTTTTACTTCAATGGCCGATAGGAAGCCTGATAAAGGCATAACATCTCAACGTGCTTTTGATGTTAATACTTTTGCTTCACAAGCTGGGTATGAGAAACGCAGACTTCGTTCAAGAAGATCTAAACGTTCTTATGATATAAAATATACATCAATTACAGGGGTTGAGAAAACAGCTATTGAGAACTTTTACAACGCAAGAAGTGGAGAATTTGAATCTTTTAGTTTTGACTTGTCACACATCAATGAAACTGGTACAATTACTACAAGATTCCAAGGTCCTCTATCAATTGAGCAAACTTATTCTACAGGTTCAAGATTGACAGAAAATTTCTATATGGTATCTTTTAACCTGCAAGAGGTCTTTGACTGATGAGCGCTCGCTCTTATGATGTAATATTAAATGTTGATAATGCTTTTGGGTTTGTTACCACTAACGTGCTTGTTGGTAACACCACTGCTACTGCTGGTCTTATTGCAAACGTAAATCTAACTACCAACGAAATTAAGGTAAAGCTTAATAATATACAGCAAGAATTTTCCTCTTCAGAGGTAGTGCATTCCAATACCATTACTTTAGCTACTGGCTCAGGCGGTGATGGTCTACTCTCTACTTCTAATTTTGTAAGTAATGTTATATCAGCTAACTCTACTACTGCAATCGCAACTATATCTTCGATAACTCCTAGCGCTTTTAAAGCAGAGAAAAATTCTTTTTCTCAAAATCCTATTGTAAGACTCTATACTATATATTATCCTGGAGAATGGTATCCTCCTAATGATGCGGGTAATCCAACAGGTCAGGGAACAGGCAAAGCTTGGCCTAATGATTTTCCAATTCGTTTTGCAGAAGTTGTAGGTGATTTAACTTCTGATTTATCTTATAACGTGTCTTATGGTGGCACTTCTTATATTCCTTTTCCGGTTAACGCTTCTAGGTTAGGGCAGGGATCTGAAGGCTCAGTAGATGAAATAACTTTAGATGTTTTTAATGTAGATAATATAATTACCAGATTAATAGAAGACCCTTTTTTAGCAGGAAATAACTCTTCAAATTCTGTAACTGCGACTGTTAATGGTGAGCTAGTAAATGGTATCGATCCAAGAACAGTTGTTGGAACTACAAGTAACCCAGATGGTTTGAATTATGATGCAGACATAGTAGGATACTATGGTCGCTCTAATGCGTCTTTTGATAGAACACAAACTCTTGCTGTTGGAGGTACTTGGACAGAGCAAAAACAAGATACTAGGGATCTATTAGGAGGCGTTGTAGAAATAAAAACTACTTTTGCTAATTTCTTAGACTACTGGCCTGAGTATAGTAGTATTCAATCAGTAAGTAGTAACGTAATTGAGGTTTATAATACTCTACCATACAGAGTAGGTGATAATGTTAGAGCTCGCTCAGGAACTATTGAAGGAACAATTCAATCAATTGAAAGAAATTCTTTTCTATTTCTAAGCAATGATTTAGAAGCTGATATACCTATTGGAGAAGCATTATACATTGTTAATCCCTTGGCTGATTCTGAATCTTATGTAGAAGACAAATTTAAAATTGATCAACTTGAAAAACTAGGTGATGATGTTGCTACTTTTAATTTAATTTCATGGCTTCAATATTTTAAGTTAGTCACTCCTAAACGCAAATTTTATAAAAACACCTGTCAGTGGGTTTATAAAGGTCCTGAATGCCAATATCCGGGTCCTGGGACAGATCCTATTCCCGGATCTTCTCCCGTATTGACCGCCAATGCTAATCCTATAGCTGCTAATAATCAGATTGCAGCTGACTCATCGGGTGATGTCTGTTCAAAATCTTTATTAGCTTGCACCCTTCGTAATAATCAACTTCATTTTGGAGGCTTTCCTGGAACAGGACGAACAATTCCAAGAGGATAAACGTTGTATACTACCTTGGGTTCATCAGTATGGAGATTTGTCAGGTAAGTATGGTTTATGCTGTTTTACTTTAAATCATAGTGATAACCTATTTGGAGAAAACCTATCTCCTTTAGAAGCTTTTAACTCTTCTCACATGAAACAAGTAAGACTGGCTATGCTTAATGGAGATTATGTAAAAGATTGTAAAGTTTGTTATGATTGGGAAAGTAATGGTGTTTCAAGTCATAGACAACGGATGAATTCTAAATTTTCTTCCTACACTAAACTTTACAGCAAAACAGAAAAAGATGGCTCTCTGAATACTCCTCCTATATACCTTGATTTTCGTTTTGGTAATTTATGTAACTTTAAATGTCGAATGTGTGGTTCCTACGCTTCTTCTTCATGGGCAAAAGAAGAAAAATATTTTGGTAAACTAGATAAAAGTGCACTTAACCATTATGATCACTGGACTGACAATATTAAATTTTGGCAAGACATAGATCATATAAAAAAATATATTAAAATTATGTATTTTGCTGGTGGTGAGCCTTTTGTACAAGAGGGACATTACAAAATGTTAAAATTTTTAGTAGATACAGGTTGTAGTAAAAACATAGAACTATCATATAATACAAATCTTTCTTATAGTGGTAATTTTAAGGGTTATGATTTAGAAGAGTTGTGGAAATCTTTTAAAAGCATAGAACTCTGGCCTAGTATAGACGGTTTTAATGAACAGGCTGAATATGGTAGAAAAGGTCTTGATATCGAACTTTTTAAGAATAATAGTCTTAAGTTTTCTAATTATATTACTACTTTTTCAATTGTAAGTAGTATTTACTCAATAAATACTAATATAGATTTAATTAAATGGATTAAGACTTTAAATAAAAGTTTTAGCATTACTAATTTAACAAGTCCTAGCTATCAGTCAACAACCGTTCTTTCAAAACGTGTAAAAAATACTATTTTGAAAAAATATAAAAAAGATTTGTTAAGTATAACTAATCTTACTGATTACGAATTAAGCACTATTCTTGATTCATTAAGGCATATGAGTAGCAGAGACGACACTACTCTAGCTACTGAGTTTAAAAAGCAAAATCAACAAAGTGATTTATTTAGAAATGAATCATTCGAAGCAGTTTATCCAGAGTTAGCTGAATGGTACAAAAATATTTAGGATTAAAACATGAATATGGAGTAGTTGATTGTATTGAATTGATACGCCTATTTTATAAAAACGAGCTAAATATAGAATTTCCCTTACCCTCCTACCCCCACTCAAGAGCTTGGTTAAAGCATTTTTCTACTGAACATGTAGACAGATGGGCTTCAACATGTGCTCTAAAAGTTAAATTGACAGACGCTGAAAACTATGATGTAATAGCTTTTAAGTCGCTGAATTCAAATTTAGTTATACACTTTGGTTTATTTTTAAAACCAACTCAAATACTGCACATTGAAGAGAGAGGGGTCTCACGTATAGAAACTTTATCTGACTATTGGGTAAAACGTATATGCGCCATATATCGCCATGAATCAATGGTTTAATAAATATACCGATATCCCTTACAAACTTTTTGGTACAGATCCAACTACAGGTATGGACTGCTTTACTTTGTTATGCTATGTTTTTAAAGAACAGGCTGGTATACAGATACCCTATACTTCAA